CCTTCTCTATGGCTTGGATAGTTTCGCAAGGGTAAGGGCTGGGTTCAGCATATTTATCAAGGCAACTAGGTGCAGAACAACCCAGTCCAGTAGCGTAATCATTATGAGGAACTTCAACTGGCTTATGTAATTCCACTACCGCACGAAGGGCTTTTGATAAATCAATTTGACCATAATCTATTGGACCATTTTGCCCGTAATCAATTATGCTTGCCAGCAATTTATCGTGGGTCATTCATCTTCCTCGCTTCCTCAATAGCATCTTTAGTTGTTTGATTAGGTTCATTCGCGTATTGCTCTTCCATAAAGTCATGGTGAACCTTCTCTGCTGCTAATTTATCGAGCAAGTTATTAACACAATACTTAACTGAGTATTCGTAGGTATTACCGCAATCTCCGCATTGCCAAATTAATTCGTCTAGGTTCACTTCAACTCCTTCTCAATAGCCTGAATAGTTGGGCAGGGATAACGAACCCTTGCCGAAGGCACTTCCAAATTGCCATCGGTAAAACAAACGGAACAATCATTGCCATTCCAACTAGAATCGTGAATGTTTTCCCAATACTTAGGCTTATGCAACTCCACTACTGCACGAAGGGCTAGGAGAGAGGCGCGGTATTCAATCTCGGTTTCAATACCCCAAGCGCAAGGGTTGTTAATCAATTCATTTAATTTGGCGACTCGCTCATCAATCCATATAGTTAATTTAGTAGCCATTACTCTCTACCAAACTTTGCTAGAATATGTTCCAATGCTTCAATAGCACCTTCACAGTATTCTCCACTCACCATGTTTTCCGCTAGGCAGGCATGCAAATCTTCAATATGAGATTGAATATAATCTAAAACGGATTCATCAGACATTATCGCTCCTCTACATCATCAATAGAGAAATCATAGTTATACAATTCACCAACGAGTTCATCAATCCGCGCTATAACTTCATCATGGGTCATGATTGCTCCAAGTGTTTAATGAAAGCCAGCAATTGATCATCCGAACATAAAGTTGACATAGCACCAACAAGAAACGGAATACTTTCATCTCCGTATTTATCAGTTACAAGTTTTGTAATTTTAGTTTCGAGCATTACTCGCTCATCTTTGTAACTCATTGTTTGCCTTCTTTCTTTGTTGGGTATCCAATTGCAACATCAGCGCATAACGCTTGAACGGTTAATGCCACGTTATCTATTCCTGCCTTTGCAATTGCTTTGCGGTTTTCTGTTAACTTTAGATTGCATATGTCACCGTATATTTTTGCGCGTATTTTTGTTTCGAGAACTGCTTCCATAATAGCCACCTTGCGTTGGTCTTCTTTATTTCCGCCAAGATGTAATTTTCCATCTTTGATTTTCCAATGATTTTCTTTACAAAATAGTTTCATGAGCCTACCTTTTCTTTGTATTTGTTTTGGGCTATGCGGAATGCATAACTCACTAAATCCGTTAAATCTTTGCTAGCCGCTTCATCAATCGCTAGTAATGCTATACGACCGAAGCGTTTAGTCATTTGACCTATCCGCGCAATTTCAGGAGATTCCAACTTCCTTGATTGCAGTTCAGATACGTACCAAATCGTAAGAGCAATACACCCGCCTATATCGTTAGCAGTATGTAATACATCCCATTCATCCTCAACAAGTCGGGATAAGTTCCATGCGTTAATTCCATTAGCCCTAGCGGAACTTAATTTGTCGCTTATTCTTGTAACAGCCAATTTTGCAGAATTGACTCTAGGCAGAGCAATTTCAAGTTCGCTTCCGAAGGAAGTAGTTGCTTCTTCTTGTTCTTGGTATTTAGGTGTAGGTGTAGGTGTATCTGTATCTGTATCTGTATCTGGATATGTTAATAATGCGTTATTATCGCGTAACCTTTTCTTTTCTTTATATTTTGCTACCCGTTCACGATTTGCCTTTTTTTGTTCATCAACTTTATTACGACTAGATTGATATTCAAGGTAATCATGTATTTGATACCCAGACTCAACCTTGTCCCATAATCCATTACCTGTTAATTCATTTGCAGGTTCTTGCTCAAGTGTTATCCATGAACGGTAAGTTGCATAAGAAATAAATCCATCCGTTAAATATCTTCCACTATGACATAACGCTTTAATGTGAACTCTAAACGCTAAATCAGTTAGTCCTATCAATTTTGGATGATCAGGTAATGAATCATCAATTTTTATCCAAGTCATGTCTTGCCCCTTTACTATTATCATGCCCTAAAGGTCTTAGGTTGCCCTTAGCGGCATTTTGATTGCGGGTGTATATATATTCATAGCCCCGCACATGCACTCCCGTAAAAAGCACAATAGAGGTTACAAATTGCTTTAAAGGTTTCAGGTGGCGGAGCACTTTCTCTTTCTCTAATATCATCCAACCAAGTTAATGCTTCAACAACTATTTCGCGATTGTAAGGTTCAGTATGCACTACAATAGATCGCTCATCTGCATCTCGTGGAATACCAACAAGCGAAACCGTTTCAATTTTTCGCCCGTTCATTTCTAGCAAATATCCATAAAGTTGCACTTGCCATCTTTGTTGTTGTGAAGGAAATTTAGCAAGCGCGGCTTTTTTTGTAGTTTTCCAATCTACGACTGCGCCTTCGCTGGGAATATACAGGTCAATATGCCCTTTAAGCCCATCCCATTCAACTTCAATTTCTTGCTCATATTCACCCCAACCAAACTCGGAGAAGGCTTCTTCTATCATTTTATGAATTGCCGTACCCATAAGCCCAGGCAATCTCATAGTACTATTAGTTTTAGGAGTATTTTGTAAGTGTAGCCAAACTTGCTTTCGGCACCCACCTATTGCCGATACGCCAATTTCTACTTGCTGAGAACGTGGGCGATTTTGGTCATAATTTGTTAATGCTTTCATTAATAGTTCTTGAATTTCCATTTGTTTCCCCTTTACATTTCAATTGAAGCCCTAACGGAAGTCCCAATAGAGCGTGCTATGTCAACTTGTGTTCTAATACGAACTACATTTTGTCTTATTGAACGAACTGATGCTTCGGCAGATGCAAGAGTAAAGTGCAAATCCTCATTGGCTAGTAAAGCCAAATCTTCACGTTCTCCAACTGTGTAATTCTTACCGCTAACAGGATTTGATTTTTGTGCGAACTCCATACGGCTTCGCGCAAGTCCAATTTCATAATGTGCTTTTGTATCGTAGTAATGTTTTTCAACTTGATCTAAATATCGTTGTGCTTCATCTACCTCCTTACTAAGTACGGCTAAACGATTTTCAATTGCTACTGGCGTTACCATTTAACTTTTCCTTTCCTGAGTTCCCACAGACAGAGCACCTGTCATGTGGGCGTGATTTCCAGTTACCGCAGTACCAGCACCTCGTAGGTTCTTCCATGATTCTTCATCTCCAATAGCGGTAACGGTTATAGTTGTTTTAACAGTTCTAGTTTCAATCGTTGATTGAGATACTATTTTCAAAAAATCAATCCACTCTGTTGTAATTGTTGTTGCCATTAGTTGCTCCTAATTGTTCGTAATTCGAATTTGTTTTCCCATTGTGGGTTATTCTGTATTAACAAACGCGCATAATATGGGCGGTAGTTATTGTTAATTTTGAAATCAGAATTAGGGTCATCTGTTTGCATAAAGTAATTCCAGCGTAGGACTTCGAAAAGAAATCCAATACCGATTTTACTTCTACCCCTTGAAACGAGCGTACCTGCCAAGTCCTCAAGTGCTTCATACACTTGAGGATTAGCGGTATGAAATTGTTTGAACTTCTTGCGGTTTTTTAAATCAACCGAGAAATCTAAAGTAAGTTCTTGCATTATGCACTAGCCTTTTCTTCCACCTTTTTGCGTTGTGCGTTAATAACTTCACGCAAAGTAGTTGAACCTTCGCTACCTTCAATTTTATAATCAAGATAGATCATATACTTATTGTAAATAGAGCGTAAAAACTTAATATCACCGCTCACTTGTACTAAGGCAAGGTCTGCCTCAATTTTTGATTTAGTTGCATAATCAAGTTCTGAAGACTCACCTTGCGTTATAACTTCAATTTTCTTAATGGGCGCAGAAGTGGCAGGTGTGGTTGTAACATCCGCTTGTTCCATTTCTTCACCTGCATAAATACCTGAAAGGTCTTGCGGAAATGCCTTGCGAAGTGCTAATGCTTCAGCGCACTTAGCGATCATAAGATCGGGCATTTTCTTCCAAATAGGTGAACCAGCATTATAAGATTCAAACTTCGCGACTGCATAAGTTGGGTTAGGTGTGTCTTTATAATAAACGCCAACGCGAGCCGCAACAGGTGGAGTTTTTGCTAGCCATACATCAATCCACTTGCCGTCATCCCCGCACCATTCAACAGGCGTCTGCCCACCGTAGTTGCCTGAACGTTGTGCCACAATACGAAGCCCATCAATTGAAGCCTGTATTGTGTAACGACCGCCTCGCCCAATCATATAAATCTGACGGGCGAAAGGGTCTAACCCTGTGCGCTGGCAGAAGTGCAAGAACACCGCTAATTCAGGCTTGGGTACATCTGCTAATCCGATACCTTTAAGGGCGGCAATTTGTTTGTCATCCCAAAAAGATTGTTCATTTGTTACTGCGAGTGTTGTAGTCATTGTTTTCCTTTCGATTAGTTGAGTAGGTTGAGATTGCAAAGAGCATGAACAAGAACGAAACCAAACGTAAATAAGGCAACAAATAAAATACGTTTGCCTCGAACAGTTAAACGATTTGGATTACCGTTGAGTTGAGATATGCGTAAAAAACACGCACTAAAGAAAATGCCGTACAGAAAATAAACTAATAACATCATTTGGGTTTGCCTCCTAGTTTATTATATTCCATTATGTAACAGAAAGAACAAAGTGGGTCAGATTTCTCCGACCCACTTATTAAGTTAGTGCTTAGAGAAGTGCTAGAGCCTTGTTCTTGAAAGCGTTTCCGCCCCCAGTAACAATACGAACTGCGCGAGCCGAATCAAGTTTTGATTTGACGGGTTGCGCCCAATCTGAATACTCGGTGAATGCGTTATACGCCGCCCACTTAGTACCAGCAATATTTGTTTGAGTAGGTGCTACCCAAAGTGCATTAAGAGTCCCGCGAGCGGTTTCTGCAATGTTTCGAGTGCGATCTGATTCTTCATCAATTGGAATCATCTTTTCAACAAGCAAGTAAAATTCTTTGTCAGTCATTTTCTGACCAAGAAGTGCCTCCGCTTGCTTTTCAAATGCTTCTACATATTTGAAAGTCAGCCCAAGTGCTTCGCGGGCTTGCTGAATCTTTCCGCTTACGTTTGGCGTGTGGCGAAGCGAGTAAGTACTTTTTGCAGAACCAAGTGCGGCGGTCAAAGTATTTTGGCAAACAACGCGGATCGGTGTAACCGCTACTTGGAATGAACTCGAACCGTCGTGAGTATTCCAAGCCATCAGGTATAAATCAACGGGGTCAATGCCGCCGATCTGAAGTGTTTGTGGCAATTTCATTGTCATAAAGACTTTCTTGCCATTGTTAATAGAACCAGCAGTTTCAAAAACAGCACCGCTTTCGTCAGCGATAAAGTTCAAGAATGAAAATGCTTGGGCATTTTGAACAGGTGTGTAACGGTTTCCAACAATCCCGAGTGCTTCGGGCTTATTTGTTTTAGGATGGTGGCGGTAAGTCATAAATTTGTCAGGAATTACAATTTGATCTATACCAATTTTTGTCGTAACGGGCTCGTCGGACTTAATTACTTGCCAATCAAGATAAGCGGTTTTAAGAGCATCTTCAGCAGTTAACGCGTCAGTGGTAACCGTTCCTAATTTATGCCAAGCAACTTCGCGAGCGGTAAAAAAAGCAGTTGTTCCGTCTGTGAATTCTTCAAGTGCATGAGCCATTTCTTTTCTCCCTTTTCTTTTCTGATAGCCTCATCAGTAGTGGCGATTACCACTAGACCGCCCGTAGGCGGTTTCGGCTTAATGAAATGTGTACCCCGATTCTTTGGCGCACTTGTCGCACATCTTGATAGTCGTATCCATCTTTGATAACGGATAACGAATAACGGTTTCATTTGTTTGATTGCAGTGGTCGCAAGTTTTCATTTTGTCTTCTCCTTAGTCATTCAGTTATGGGCGATAGAAGGTCTTTGTATACATTTTGCCGTCTGGCATTGATAAGTTGATGGTTGAGTATTCGGTAGCGAATCCCCAATCGGTGAAGTTCAGGAACCTTGTGAAGGCTTCTAAAGCATCTTCATACTGCCAAGTTTGTGTCGTGGCAGTATTGGAATCGTAAGTGCAGGTTATTTTGTAGGTCATAACATTAAGTCCTTCCTATCTACATACGAACACCGAGTATGTTCGCAAGTCCCTTCGTTGCACTCGCGGTGAGCGTATTCGCAACCGCTACACCATTGTTCGTTTTTATCCTTAAGCACTTCGCAGTCGCATTGAGGGCAACCACAAGGCGTTTGATCTTCTTTAATAAGTTCCAAAATCCGTGTATAGATTTCGGGCTGTATTACTTTTAGTATTTCAACCATTTGTTTTCACCCTTTCATTTTCATCCAACATCTTTTGGTGGATGGTCGCGCATTTAGTACACACATACATTTTGAATTGCTCGCCGTTATCGTAGGCATACCAGCGTTTAACTAACTTTCTATTAGGAGTATCGCAAAGTTGGCAGTTCATTATGCGACCACCGTTGCCCAAGCGTATTCTGCTTTGTGTTGCTCGCAGAGATACCAACCGTCTGTATTGCCGAGGCGAACATCATGTAATGCTTTCATGAAGCAAAAATCACATTCGGTGCTAGACGGTGCGGTGCGTATTGTTGGATAAGTTTGTGTTTGTGCAGTCATTTCTTATTTCCCTTCTAGCATTAGGTTGCGGAGTATGGTGGCATCTTTGATTTCTTTAACTAATTTACTCATTGTCTTGGCGTATGATTGCGCGCTTTCTGCGGCTTGAAGAATCCAAGTCGCGTCAGCAGTAAATCCGCGTTGGATATTTGTCTGCTCATCAACAACGCGATTAGAAAGCAAATTAAGTTCGCGTGAATAAGATTTGTCTGCGTCTTGGAAATCGTTTAGTAAAGACCAAAGAACATAATCTACACGGCCAAGTGCGGTGTTTGATTTTCCGCCCGCTAGTAACTCGTTGTAGTCTTCGATTCCTACAAAATTAAGAATTGAAGCGAAAGTTTCGTTTGATGGTGAGATTGTTGTCATTTTATTTTCCCCTTTGTATTAGTTACTGATCTCATCAGCGAGCGAGTAACGCTCGGACTCCCGAAGGAGTTTCGATCTTTAGAATTGAAGTTTAATAAGAAGGTTCGCACCGAATTTTTTAGCACACTCGCTACCAACTGGAAAGCAACCTTGTGAATTGAAATGGCTAGTGTTTGGAATAACCAACTTCCAATCGTTAGTAACTTCAAAGTAAGAAAGATTTTTGCCTAATTTTCGACCGCAAGCAAAGCAGAATTCTTCAAAAGAATTAGCGGCTTTTTTATTTAACGGCGCGATATCACCAACATTAAATTGAATTGTTGTTGCCATTTCTTGAAGTGTCATTCGATTCTCCTTTTGGTTGGTGGCTTCTCATCAGTTGCGTTTGCCAACACGCAAGACCGACTAAGTTCATAACGTTCAGTCGGTTTCGAATTTCAAAGTTTTTTTGCAGAGTACGAATTGCCGCGTTCATCCTTATGTTCGGGTTTCGTAGTTCTTGCTATTTAATTTTCAAGTTACAAATCCTGAAGTTTTCTGAGTTGCTTCCTAGACTTCCATCGCTGGCGCTTCGGGCTCGTACTTCCTGATAGGACAAACTTAATGCGTCCGTAACAGTTTGTACACACTATTAACCAAACTTATGTAACACTTTAGTTATAATCGAAACTTGGGCGTGTTCTTAGCACCCGTTCTAACTGCATATCCCCTAAAACGGCTAAAACTGCCATTTGGCGACTTTTTATCCCTAGCCGATATAAATACTCAGCCTAATTCTGTTACAGCCTTAGACGACAGGCTACGGTATGCCATTAGAAGGCGTGGCAATTGACAGTCTTGACGGTCGTAGCCGTAGAATCAGAATATGGCATTTACTCAGATAGAACTTCGTTGCGGTGGCTTAGTTATAAATATCCAAAGCGAACTTGCATATCCCGATGCGATAGATGATTTATGTGCGCGCACTATTGCATTATTTAAAGAAGGCGTAACAATTTGCAAAGAAAACGATATAGACATAACTGTTATGAGTTTGCATACAACAGGTTATGACGACGAAGATGAAGATTAGTCACCCAGTAAAGTTGTAATGACTCTACGTTTCAATTCAGTCGAACTATAAGAATGTTTTCTTTTGTTGTAATGAATAACAATACTTCTTTCTAGGCAAATATCTTTTGCGGTAAAATTTTTGCCAACATAATCCTCGCCAATAAATCTAATTCTTGCGTCCGTTGTTGCAAAGATATTTTCTAAATCGTGCTCACTTTCATATACAACAATTTCATCAACATACTTAACTGCCTTTAATTGTATGAAACGTTCATAAAGAGTTTGCACTAATTTAATTTTTTCAGGTCTATCTGCAAAGTTTGCTTGCAAGCATACAATGAGATAATCGCAATCATTTTTTGCTTCTTCAAGCATGAGAATGTGACCAGCATGTAACAAATCAAATGCTGAACAAGTAATTCCTTTAATCATTTTTAGACTTAATTTTGTTGTCGCGCTCGGTTTGTAATTCTCCAAAAGTCCTGCCAGCCATTTTTTTATTAAAATGTTTAATGTTATTTGCAGGTATCCCAATTTTGTTACTTGGTAAAGTAATTGCTAACAAATCAGAGGCATCTTGGTTCGCATAGCCAGCATCAAGAATTGCAGCATCATCAGGAAAGACTTCGGCATGGCGATCATTTTCTTTGTCAATAAGGTGGTCTTCTTTACCACCCATTGAATATAGATAGCGAAAGTTTGGCGGACAGTTTGGTTCTACAATTTTCTTGAACATTGAAACTTGCTTTGTGTAACAATAGAAATTAACTTCAGGCGTTTCGCGGGCAATCTGTAGCCACAAGTTTAGATATTCCTCGGAATAGAAATCGCCTGCATCATGCACACGAATAAACTTGCCCTTCATCTTAGGCTGTTGTACTTCGTCTAACATTTGATTAAACCATTCTTGCGGTTCTTCTAATGTATATTCGAGATTAGCAATATGGCGACCTTTAACATTAGAAAAGTTATAAGTGCCGTTACGCGCATAACAAAAAGATGAGCACGCTCCAGCGTTGGGGCAAACATTAAAGTTAGTGCCGTTGGTCAATTTAACGGCAAAGGCTGGCAAGGACCAGTTAAGAATTCCATCAGCGCGTAGTTCACTATTAGAAGTAAGAAGTTTTTTAGGTCGCATTAATCTAACCACACTTGATATTGAGCAGTTATTCTTCCTTTATCGGGATCAACAAAATGCAATCTTTGAGAAGGCATTCCACTAGCCGCCATTGAATCTCTTGCATATCTGTTATCGCTTTCAGTTGAACCAGTCCAAAAAATATTGTAATTCTTTTGAATAGGTTCTTGAGCGTGGCGGTGATAATGACCTAAATAAATATCATGGAAGTCATAATCGTGTGCGCCTGCTTTCCAACGGTTAGCGCCAGCAATCCAAGCCGCAGGAGAGGCGAAGCCTGATCTACCTAACTCATCACCATGCATTAACAGGGCTCTGTAATTGCCCACCATTACTTCTTGAATATCTTCAGGACAATCTTCCCATGTTAATCGTTTTTCGTTACTTAACATTTTGCGAGCAAACTCGTAACACATTCGGTCAACGTTATCGTTCTTAGGTACTTCTGCTCTCTTGCCACCAATTCTTCCATGGTTGCCCCACTCTGCGACAACTTCAACTTGTTCAAAGTTAGCAAGTAGATACCGAATAAAATCTTCAAGTAATCTTGAAACAGTTGTGAACTGCGTGAACAAACTTGCATCAATTTGCCACAACTGTGCAGGATAATTAAAAAGTCCCTCAATCATGTCCCCACCAAACATGACTACGCACTTACGAACTGGATGATGTGCGCGTTGTAATTCAGTAAGGGCAACAATTTTTTCCGCAAACTGCATAACTCTTTGACGCATTACTTCTGAATTATAAGAAGTTGTTACTTTTGCGCCTTGCCAATCGGTTGAATGAACTAATGCAACTTCAACCTTAGCTTTTCGCCTATCTTTTTTAGGTGCAGGTATTTCAGGAACTTTGCCTAATGCAAGCATGGCTTCATATGCGCCAGTATGTATCGCGGCAACAAAATCATCATTACGATTCTTTGCTTGTGCTAATTGTTTTTGAGTATGCAGTAACGCTTTCTCTAACTCATTAATTTGTTCATTGATTTCTGCTTCTTTAAGTTTATCGTTCAAACTCACGCGCTGTTTCCCTTCCGAGTCGTGTATATCCTTCTTTATCATCCCAAGAATCTGCATGGTCGGGATTAGTAAAAATACGAACGGACTTAAACGAATCCATCATTAATGCGACTTGATGTGCAGGAATATCTTCTATTTGAAGTAAAGCGCCCCAAATACGCCCAATAGTCGCAAAGTTAATAAGAGCATCACCATAATCTTCTTGGCGTTGTTCAAGAATTGCATCTACTTTTCCTTTGCACATAAGCAAGTTCCATTTCTATGAGCGGATACTTTCTTTTCGCTGATTTTGTAACCTTCAGAGCGAAGTGCTTTACAAAGCACATTTATAGATTTATTTTGAGCAAGGTGTTCTAAAAAAACTTCTTGGTCAGGCTTGCTCAATTGACTTAATACCTCTGGAACGGTGCAACGAAAATCATTATGGTTGCTGCGTTCATGGTTTTTGATACTGTCTTTTAGCCCCATGGTCGGAAGCGTACCAGAACGAAAGTCGGAATGGGCTAAAGAATGCCTTCATAAACGATATCAAAATTATCTATTTGCGAGTCAATATCTTTAATCTTAGGAATAAAAATTAATATCGAATAGTCCATGCTGAACGCCTCACCACTTCCCCGTTAGTAAGGCGTTCACGCTATTCAATTTTGCAAGCAGTTTCCTACTTGGCTGTCTCCGAATTTACCACCTTATTTGCTTCCGTCAAAGCCGCTTCAACCGCAGGCGCTACAAGAACGGCAGGCGCACCTGTAACGGAACTGATTTGATTAACAAGACTCTTGGGATTAATTTTTGCCAAGATAGGAGCAAGCAAACCGCCTACAAGTCCGCCGATAACAATCTCTTTGATAGTGTGAACTTTTCCAGGAAACGAATACGTTGCGTAACCTGCAACAAGTACACCATAACCATAATGTTCAATGAGGGCTTTAGTGTGCACTGATAGTTTAAAGTTTTTTAGGTTCATCTTTTTCTCCTTTAGAGATTAGGTTGCGTACATATTTTTCTGCTTCAAAATCTGCATATGCGGCATGATGAATGCCACCTACGCCTCTGTGATGTTTTTCGCATAACCATTCTAGGTTATCAGCAGATTCTACCCATGCACCAACTTCATCAGGGTTAGATATTCCTGGGTAATCTATTTCCAGCCATCTTAAATCCACTCCATTTTGTAACGAAAATTCTACGTGCGTGTGGTGAAGTTCCATCTGTCCTGCACACTCAGAAAAATCGTTACGGCGTGAACCAATAGAACACTTAGCATTATCTTTAGTTGCGTTACGAAAATGATTGAAATCTTTATAGTGCGGGTCATCTTTTCTTTCAGGATGTTCAGGAAAGTGCATGATGTATCTATTAACACTTGTTTGATCGTGTGCATCTGTCATTCTGTCACCTCTAAGTTATTTTGATAGGGGGTAATAACGTGCGAACTTTCTGCAACGTTTGGGCTACTTGTCGGAGTGTGG